TACTGCATCTGCTGTCATTACAAATTCGTTTTTAGATAATCTTGCCGGAACATCATCTGCTCTTTCTGCTCTACCCATAGGCACAAATCCTCCGCCTCTTAAATCCATTTCTCTTCCACCTAAATTCATTAGTCCACCTTCATTTTTTCCTACTCTGCCTCCTCTTGCAAACATTTCACCATCTAAATAATTATCAAAAGACATTTCATAACCATATTTTTCTTTTATTTTTTTAAATTCATTATACATATCCAAAGCTTGATCTGCAGATATTCCTCTTTCAACAGCTTTCATAATGTCTCCACCTTTTTTAAGTCCTATTCTTCCACCGCTTGCAGCCATAGTTCTTTCCGGAGCTGCTTGATTTTTACCTAATTCCATTTCAATTATAATATCAACTTCTTCTGTTTCTTCTTCATTTAAGTCACCATAATCTTTACCAAACATATCATTAGCAAAGTTATCTCTAGAAGCGTCATATATAAATTCTCTATAATCCATATTTGCCATTTTACCTTCAGACATTGCTTGATCTTTAAATTCCTCTAAACTCATAGGTTCTAATCCTTGTTCCATCATGTCAAATCTATATATCTTATAAGCGTCCATTAATGTAGAATCAGCCACTTTAATGTTTTCATCCATTGTCATATCACCTTTTGGTGTATCAATTGTTTCTTCCATGTTTACATCCATAATACCACCCATAGCTTTACCTGATGCCATATCTTCTTTCATAGCTTGAGCCATAGCTGAAGCAAAATCTAAACCTTCGTCTTGTAATTCTTTTACTCTTTCCATAAGTTTGTCATCAACAGATCCACCTTCTTTAAGTCTTAATTCTCTAATAGGCATTACTTCACTTTTATCTTCTAAAGAAGCTAAGCCTTCTTGAGCTACTTCTAACATATCTTGAAAATGTTTGTACTCATCTACTTCACCACCTTCTTCATAATTAACTCTACCGCCGGTTCTATATCCGTAAGTATCTAACATACCATCAACTTCATCCATGTCCCACGTTCCCGTGTTAGAATATATTGATCTGATAGCTGCTCTTCTACCTGCTTTGTCATTGATACCTTGGGCTGCTAAGTCTGCATTGTATTTTGCTAATGCGTCTTCGTTTAATTCTGCTGCTTTGATTCCGTAGTCAAGTGCTCCTTGACCACCTACTACTTTAATACTATCCATAACACCTCTAGTTTCCGGATTTAAAACTTCTTGAGTTTTAGTTAAAAATTCAAAACCTTTATCTCCTTCAGCTATAGGAAATTTTCCTGTAGGACCAAACGTTGCACCTATTCCTTTATTAATTGCTGCTGGGGCTGCTGCAATTGCACCAGTTCTTAAAATATCTTTTAAACCTGCCTCATCATCGGTTGCAGCTTTAGCTGCGGCTGCAGCCATAAATTGATTTCCTATAGTACTACTAAACAGACCTGATGTTCCAGGTGGTGCAAATCCTGCTGCTATATAAGGTACAAAAGGACGTATCTCCTTTGGTATAATCTTTTTAACTTTACGTCTTATTTTTGAAAAAAATCCCATAGTTTCTCTTTATGTTTATATGCTAGTATTTAGCATTTTACTTGTTTTTATATGCTTAGTCAACGCTAGAATATGTTAGCGCCGGCGCCTAAATTAATCTCTTCTACAGTGATTTTTACGTCTCTTTTAATATGTTCTGCTTTAGTGTCTGTACCTGCATTTTGTACATCAGATAGCGCTTCAGCATCTGAAGTATACTCTTGACCTGTTACGGTATTTGTTAAAGTTACTTCACACTTAGGAGTAATTACTGGTACTCTCTCACCGTTAATTATTTCATATCTTATACTTGCTTCTGTTTCTATAAATGACATTATCTGTCCTCTCTGTTGATTTCTAATATTGAAGATACAACTAACAATCTATTTGCATCTGTAGCAGTTACTTGTAATACTTCATTTTCTTCCATAATTAAAGGCTCACTTAATAATTGTTCTGTTGCATTACCTGCAATAGTTTTACTTTGAAATAAAGTAAATTTATCAGCTGATCCAGGATCTCCATTAAATAAATCTACTGTAATATTACTACCATTATTTGTATCATCACAAACTAATAATGATTTTACAATAGCTCTAGAGTTTGAGGGTACAGTATACAAACTTGTAGCTGCAGTAGTTGTTAAATCTAGTTTTGCATTTTTATATATATTTGCCATTTATCCTAATCCGAACCACGTATATCTTTCCGAGTTTTCTTTAAGTTGTGTTAAGTATGTAGAGTTTAACTGTTCAATAATATTAGTTAACGCTCTGTTAATTTGTCTTTGATTATCTTCCGTATATTCTTTTTTAGGTTCAGGTAATCTTACTACAATTTTTGTCATTATCTTCTTCCATCCGGTTGAAGGTCAGCTTGGAATGTTCCGAATCTCCATGATTGACCACTGCCTGTATTTTCTATTTTAATACTAGCATATCTTCCTCTTGCTCTAGTATCTATCTTAGTCGTAGTTGAGTTAATTGTAAAGGGACTTAATGTGGTAGCTGTATTAGGATCTGCCGGATAGTCTGCAACTGAAATAGTAATATCAATGTCTCCTACTAAATTTTTAAAATTAGGTAAAAATCTTCTCATTGCTAAAAAGTATTCTCCTATACCTTGATCTGTTTGTAGTGCAAAATCAAAAGATTCTACAAAAGAAGTTAATATAGTTGTAGTACCATCTGGATTTACTTGATCTGTTCCTACTTCTTGTTCGAAGAATACACTTTGTCCTAAACCTGTCTCACCTATTACAACTGGAAAATTTCCAGTAGCTGAACTATTGTAAGCAGTTGCATAAGGTTGAGGATATACCAAAGAATCAATCCAAGTTGTTCTAATTGAATTAGAGTTTGTGCCTGTATACCAATTACCCATAGGTACTTGAGCATTGTTTTGTCCGTAATTAAATACTACATATCTATTATTGAATTCTGATCCTTGTGTTGGATACCACCAAGTTACTTCAGTATATAAATTATTAATTCCTGCATTTACTTGTTGACCTTTAGTTGTATCAAAATCATCGTAAACATAATCTTCAACTGAACAAGCTAAAGTATTAACAGTACCATCAAAAGAAAAGAAACCATTGTTAGACATCCAGTAAGCAACACCATCTATTTCAATAGCTGCATTCTTACCAATCAATCCGCAGTTCGTGCCCACCTGTTCAAACCCAAATGTAAATGGAGCTCCAACAAATTTCATTGTATACAAAGCATTATCGGTCCACACTAAAATATTTTCTTTAGCTTTAATAGCTCCCATAATTTTAGTACCATCTTGTAATCTAAAAGTACCGGCTGTGTTAGTTGCTAATACATCATAAACATTTATTTGTTCATTAACTGAGAATCTAATAAACATATCATCTTGTGTAGTCGGATCGCCGATAGTTGTTTCTGTTCCAAAATGAATTAAGTGACGTGTTGTTGGAGAAATTAAAGTATCTCTAGTTGCTGTAGGATTGTTTGAAGTTGAAAAACTAGCAGTACCTGTAGAAGCTCTTGTTGTTAGTCTTGCCGCGATCCCTGAATTCCAAGTAAATGTTTTTCCATTAGCAATCGTTGCAACAAGTACTTCACCAAAATTACTTAAAGACCAAAGTCCTGGTTCTAGTGTGACATCAGATGCAGACACTGCTTCACCCCAAGCAACACCGCCCCATGTACCAACACCCCAACCATAACCGTAAGTTTGTGCAGCGGGACCTACTTGTTCATAAGGAATAACACTTATACTTCCACCGGTTGCAACAGTTCCAGTTGCGTCAGTTGTTTGTGTAATTGTAAATACCGTAGTACTTGTAATAGAAGTTACTTGAAATAATTTGTCGTCAAAATCTGCAGTAACATAACCAGTACCTCCAGGTAATGTTACACTACTTAATAAAACAATATCACCTATAGATAGGTTATGATTAGTTCCTGTTGTAATAGAACAAATAGGGGATCCACTGGTAGTTGCAATAGTTGAAGCAGCTAAAGGAGTTTTTAAAGGAGTGATATCAAAAAACTGTCCTTCAAAATAAATAATTAGAAACTTATCTGTTCCCATAGCAACATATCTATTGCCGTCATTATCTACAAAGGCATGCATTTTTCTAGTTACACCTACTAAAGATTCTGTGAGTAATGATTGCCAACCTCCTACTTTTTCAGGAAGTCCATATCTAAATCTAATATTGTCGGATTCTACCCAACGACCTAATGCACCAACACTTGTATCTTGTTTGTCTATTCCGGGTGCGAATTTAATTTCTTGAAGAGCCATAAATGCTCCTACTGATTAGTTGATTTTAATAACCAACCTTTAGTAGCGTTAGTATATATAAACGTAACACACTGGTTGTTAACATTTAAAGAATAGTCTGAAGCCGCACCATTAATATTAGAACCATTTCTTCCAACTGTAACTGCGTTTGTTGCAAAACCTCCAGCAGCAGATCCATCCATAATAGTTACTTCATTTCCTACAACCGGAGATATAGGTAAAGTAATAGTGACACCATTTGCTTGTGTATCTACAATTACTTGATCATTATTAACTGCCGTATATGAAGTTACACTTGAAGAAGTAATAGTCTTCATTCCTTTTTGAACTAAAGCTAATGCTGTATCTGTTCCATCTGATCTTACAATTAAGTTAGCTCCTTCAGGAACAGGAACTGGATTTGAAGATCCAGTTGTTTTAATATTTAAAGTATAATTATTTGCTGTAGTTCTGTCTGTTGCATCTTCTATAATATAAACTCTGTTAACCGTACCACCTGTTGATGTCGCTGGAATAATTAAATCAATACTTGCAGTCATTGTACCTGTTAGTTTTAAATAGATGTTTTTACCATTTGCAGATGATGATCCATCCGCTAAACTTAAAGTTACATCTGTACCAGATGTCATAGGTACAGCTACATAACCTGAAGAGGCTTGTTGTAATATTTCTAAATTGGTATTAGTTATTGTTCCCCAAAGACCTGCTTTTTCTCCGGTTGTAATTATCTCTAATGTTAAGTCTGATGAGTAGGATGATGCCATAATTTTTTAATAAGGTTTTATTGGTGTCCAAACCATTGTTGCTCCTGGTATTATATCATTCCATGTAATAATTCCTGGTTCTACTGTATCTAAAGATAAAGCGGATCCATCTGGATTTACTAATGCGTTACCTGTTATTGTAACATTTCCAGTAGCTAACGTCAATGCGTTTCCTGTAGCGTTTATATTAGCATCTGCAGTAATTACAAAATTTCCAAGTCCTAATGATACTTGAGACCCTGTAACATTAAAATTAGCATCTCCAGTAATACTTAAAGTTCCAAG